CGATTCCCCGAGCATTTTGATGACGGGAGCTACGAAGTGGAAACGACTTCTAAATCAGTTTCAAAACCGGACGTGGAGGAGACTCCCCGCCGTGCAACAAAACCCGCTAACGTTGTAGCTCCGGCTGCTCGTAGCACACCGCCTGGACGTGTCCGTCTAAAGCAGTCTGAAGTTGCGACCGCGCGTCGTCTCGGAGTGCCGATTGAGGAATACGCAAGACAGGTTGCTTTACTTAGAAATGGAGATTGATTATGGCTGAAACACAAAACCGTCTGAGCCGCGAACTAGAAACCCGTAAGGCTGCTTACCGCCCCGAATCATGGCGTCCGCCTGAAACACTTCCTATGCCGGACGATCGTCCCGGTTGGAAACATCGGTATGTTCGATTGAGCACAATGGGTGTTGCAGATCCCGGCAATATCTCTTCTAAGATGCGCGAAGGATATGAACCCTGCAAAGCAGAAGATTATCCCGAGTTAATGATGCACGCATCCACTGAAGGTCGCTTTAAAGGCGGCATTGAAGTGGGAGGATTGTTGTTATGCCGGATTCCAGAGGAGTTCTTGCGTCAGCGAGCTGAGTATTACGCTAAGCAGAACAAGGCCCAAATGGACTCGGTAGACAATAATTTCATGAGAGAGGAAGATCCTCGTATGCCTCTGTTTTCAGAGAAAAAAACGAAGGTCTCCTTTGGTTCTGGTTCTTAAATTTTTTAGGAGTTTTAAATGGCTTATCCCACCATTGACCGTCCATACGGTCTTAAGCCGATCAATTTGATCGGTGGTCAGGTGTACGCCGGTCAAACTCGCCAATACGTAATTGCTAGCGGTACAACCCCCGCTATCTTCTACGGTGATGTGGTGAAGATTATTGCCGGTGGCACTGTTGCTAAAGATGTAGGTGAATCTACTGCCACGCCTTGCGGTGTGTTCATGGGTTGTTCCTATGTTAACGCTCAAGGTCAAGTGATCTTCTCTCAGTACTTCCCCTCTGGCACTACTGCGCCAACTGGCACTCAGATTACTGCTTACGTAGCAGATGATCCTGACCAGCTGTTCAAAGTTGTGTTGGTTGCTGGCGCTACTGAAGATGGTAACGGCTTGACACCCGCGTTCTTGGGTCGCACCGTCATTGGCGGTAACGCTCAGTTGGTCCAAAATACTGGTAGCACCTTCACTGGTGACTCTGCTATCGGCGTCTACACAGACGGCGCTACAGTTACGCCTTCGTTGCCTATCCGTATTATTGACGTTGTTCCTGATACTGCCAATTCATCTGGCAACTTCTGCGAACTGATCGTCAAATGGAACGCAGCTTACTTCACCCTTGCTGAAGGCACACCGAACACAATTACGTGGGCTGGCGGTCATCAGTATCTCAATCCGCTTGGCGTTTAATTAAGGAGCATTTAAATGGCTATTTCACGCGCACAACTGCTGAAAGAGTTGCTCCCCGGCCTGAACGCCTTGTTCGGTATGGAGTATGCTCGTTACGGCGAAGAGCACAAAGAGATCTACGAAACAGAGACCTCTGAGCGTTCATTCGAAGAAGAGACCAAGCTTTCTGGCTTCTCAGCTGCACCTGTCAAAAACGAGGGTTCTGCCATCGCTTATGACAATGCACAAGAGGCATGGTCTACTCGCTATACACACGAAACCATTGCTTTGGGTTTCTCAATCACTGAAGAAGCGGTTGAAGATAACCTGTACGACAGCTTGTCTGCTCGTTACACAAAGTCCTTGGCTCGTGCTATGGCATACACCAAGCAAGTTAAGGCTGCCGCAGTCTTGAATAACGGCTTCTCCGCTACCTATCCCGGTGGTGATGGCGTTTCTTTGTTCAACACTCAGCACCCCTTGATCTCTGGTGGCTACAACAGCAACACACCTTCTACCCAAGTAGATTTGAACGAGACTTCTTTGGAAGCCGCCGTTATTCAAATCGCCGCTTGGACAGACGAGCGTGGCTTGCTGATCGCTGCTAAACCCAAGAAGTTGATTGTTCCCCCAGCTTTGATGTTCACGGCCAAGCGCCTGTTGGACACTGAGTTGCGTGTTGCTACAGCCGATAACGACATCAATGCTATCAAGCAGATGGGCGCTATCCCTGAAGGCTACACTGTCAACCACTTCTTGACAGACAGCAACGGCTGGTTCTTGACCACTGACGTGCCTAACGGTCTGAAGCACTTCGTTCGTACACCGCTGCAAAACAGCATGGACGGCGACTTCGACACCGGCAACGTTCGCTATAAAGCTCGTGAGCGTTATAGCTTCGGCTGGTCTGATCCCCTCGGTATGTGGGGTTCTTCAGGTTCTGCCTGATGAGTAAGGCATTGGCGGTGTGGTGAGTACACGCAGATCGACAAGACTAGGATGCTGGGTTTGAATCCCAGACAATGCCACTAAAGGGCCCCTAAAAAGGGCCCTTTTTTATTTGTTGCATTCATTTTTCTTTTGTTGTATATTGCAATCAACCCGGGGTTATCCGGTGTTCTGACAGTCCCGGCTGACGACATGCAGACAGAACACCCCCACTTGCATGTAAGGAAAAATCATGGCACGCACCACGTTTAACGGCCCAGTCGCATCTCAAAACGGTTTTATCACTGGCCACCAACCCACTTCTTTAAACGCGATTAACGCGACAGCTACAGCTACTGCAGCACAAGTTGCTGATGGCTATATCACTTCTACCTCTGCTTCAACAACCACCATCACTTTGCCTACTGGCACTGCTTTAGGTTCTGCTATTGGTGCTACTAGAGGTACATCTTTTGACCTGTATGTTGACAACACTGCTGGCGCAAGTGTAGTTACTATGGCTGTTAACACAAACGCCATTTTGTCAAGCGCTGCTGCTGACACTGCTGGTTCTTTTGGTGACTTGACTATCGCTGCTGGTGCAACCGGTCTTGCTCGTTACACCATCATGTTCTCTAGCCCCACAGCATACGTGTTTACACGCACTGCTTAATTAGGAGCATCCTATGACGATGCAAACAGACGTCCTATCGACGCACACAGAAGCTACAGGCACTATAGTGTCGGCGCGTACTCGCCTCAAAGGTTATCAGTGTATTTCTGGGGGTACAGCGGGAGATATTATTTTCCGTGACGGTGGCGCTTCAGGCACTATCCGTTTGCGTTTTAATATTGGTACGGGCACTCAACCAATTGGACTGCCTATTCCCGGACAAGGCATTTTGTTTAACACAGACATTCATGTAACTTTGCCGACATCGGCAAAAGTAACGGTGTTTTATGGCTAAGAGTCCAGCATGGCAGAGAGCAGAAGGGAAGAACCCCAATGGCGGTTTGAACGCCAAAGGGCGAGCCTCTGCGAAAGCGCAAGGCATGAATTTGAAACGGCCCCAGCCCGAAGGCGGCTCCCGGCGCGACTCTTTTTGTGCGAGGATGAGTGGCATGAAAAAGAAGTTGACCTCTGCCAAGACTGCCAACGATCCGAACTCGCGGATTAATAAATCTTTGAGAGCATGGAACTGCGCAGATGGTGGCTATGTAACTGCGGCTGATGGCTGCGCTACAAAAGGCAAGACAAAAGGGCGGATGGTATGAAACAAGAAAACGTTGAAACCATAAAAACTGTAGCAGACGGCGTAGCCGTTGTTACGGCTGTTGGTACGGTAATGCAACTACTTCCTGCGGTTGCCGCACTGTTTACGATTGTGTGGACAGGCATGCGGATCACTGAGATGATTGCAGGCAAACCTTTTGCTGAGTTAATTCGCAGGAAAAAAGATGCCAGCGACGAGTGAAAAACAAAAGCGGTTCATGGACGCCGCCGCACACAACCCACAGTTTGCAAAAGCTGCGGGTATTCCTGTTTCTGTTGCCAAAGAATACAGCGAAGCTAGCAAAGGTAAGAAATTTGGTTCTGGTGGACCAAAAACCCGCGCAGATGCTCAAAGCATAAATAAATCTCAAACTAATCACGGCAAAATGTCCGTAATGAAAGGCGGCGGTATGGCAGAGTCTAAGGCGATGATGAAAAAAGAAGTTGGCTTTATGAAAAAAGCTGGCGCACCCAAATCAATGATTAAACATGAGGAGTCAGAAATGAAGGGCATGAAGAAAATGGCTAACGGCGGTATCACTTCCGCAAAAATGGGCGCTGTCAAATCTGGCGGCTTTAAAGGCAAAGGCGAACACGCTGTGCAGTCCAAAGGTATCTCTAAAGGTACTATGGTCAAGATGGCTGGGTCTAAGCCTCTGGGCATGAAAAAAGGCGGCAAGTGCTGATTTAAGGAGCCAACCATGGCACGTAGAAAAGATTTAGCTGGATTAGCCGCCCTCGCAGGGCTTGGCATGTTGATGGCTCGCAAGAAAGCTGGTAGTGCTGAGCCTGTTAAAGCTTCGTCTGCAAGCGAAGCAAAAGAAACAAAAGAAGCACCTAGCGAGTCTGAAGAAGACCCGATGGAAGCTGCGAACAAGCGTACAGAACGTACCTTGATTCCTAATGAGCGTGGCGCTGCTGGTACATCTGAGGCTGTGTTTCCGTCCAGTAAACCCGGTAGTGGTAATCGCCCCGCGGCTAAACCCGCAGCTAAATCTGCGACTGATAACGTGCCAAGACTGATAGACAGGACTCCACCTGTCGGTACAGGTTCTGGTGGCGGTCGTGGCCCTACAGCAGAAGAGTTGGCTGCATATAAGCCCCCAGTCTCTAGCAAGTATCCTGACATCCGTGGCTCCGCCGCTGATAGTGAACGAGCTAACATGCGTAAAAACATCCGTGAGGGTTCACAAGCTGTTGAAGGCGTGTATCCTGAACAGATGATAGGCGGTCCCGGTTTAAAGACCATGCACAGTATTGCTAAAGGTTTGGCTGGTCGTACAGCTGCTAAAGAAGCTCCAGCAGCTGCTTCTCCATACCTTAAAGAACTTCCCGCTCCTACAAAACAGCTTACTGGTCCTTCCAAAGCTGACTTGATGGCTCGTGATCGCGCCGCTCGTGCTTCTGGTCGTAACGAAGAGATGTTGCGTGAGAACGCTCGTCGCTCTGGTCTTGACCCCGACAACATCAACCCAGAAGTTGCTAAGCGGGTACGTGAAGGCTTAGGCGGCAGTGACTTTAGCTTGCCTATGAAGAAGGGCGGCAAAGTCAAAGGCTACGCTAATGGTGGTTCTGTCGGCTCTGCGTCCAAGCGCGGTGACGGTATTGCCTCTCGCGGCAAGACTAAATGCAAAATGTATTGAGGTGAATCATGGCTGATATTGAATACAAAACCCCCCAAGACGTAGCTGATGAAAAGGCTCGTAAAAAAGCTGGCGCTGCTTATGACAAAGCAATGCCCGAGCCAGATACTACAACTGGTAACTTTGAAGGTTATCGTAAACAAAAGCAGGGCGAAATTGCTGAACGAAAAGCTGCACGTGAAGCCGCTGCCTCTGCTAAAAGCGAAAAAATATCTAAAGCGCAATACGATAAGTCAGTTAAAGATTACGAACGGGATTTGGCTTTAGACCCGCCTGATAAGAATCCTATCGGGTACAAGATGCGTAAATTTGGCGACGCTGTGGGCGATAAGGTACGCGGTGTTGGTGAGTTCTTTAACATCAATAACATGACGAGCATGGACGATAAGGCCAAGATGCAAGCTCGTAAAGATGTTAAAGGTTACGCTAACGGCGGATCAGTTTCTTCTGCGTCTAAACGTGCTGATGGTATTGCCACCAGAGGCAAAACTCGTGGGACGATCATCACATGATGGCGTGCAGAGGGATGGGAGCTATTGCTCCCTCCAAAATGCCTAAGAAGAAGGTCATTCAACGTACGGATGACCCGAACAATGTTGACATGTACGCTGACGGCGGAAAGGTCGGACTCTATGCAAATATCAATGCAAAACGTAAAAGAATCGCTGCAGGGTCTGGCGAAAAGATGCGTAAACCTGGTAGCGAAGGTGCGCCAACTAATCAAGCGTTCATAAACTCGGCAAAGACTGCGAGAAAATAATGGCTATTACATCCGGCACCTCCTCATTTAACCTTGACCTTAGTGAGTTGGTCGAGGAGGCGTTTGAACGTGCCGGGGGTGAGCTACGCACTGGATATGACTTGCGTACCGCACGTCGTAGTCTCAACATCATGTTTGCAGATTGGGCCAACCGCGGCATCAATATGTGGACTATTGAGCAAGGGACAATCCCTCTGGTTCAAGGTCAAAACACGTACGCTTTACCGTACGACACTGTTGATCTTCTTGAGCATGTGATCCGTACACAAGCTAATATCCAGAACAACCAAGCTGACCTGACAATCACGCGTATTAGTGTTTCTACGTACGCTACGATCCCTAACAAGATTCAGCAAGCCAGACCTATTCAGGTTTGGGTTCAGCGTTTAGATGGTCAGAATTCCCCAACTAGCTTGACTTTGAGTGGCTCTATCTCGTCTACAGTCACGCAGATTACGCTTAATTCAGTCATCGGCCTACCAGCTGCTGGGTTTGTCAAGATTGACAACGAGATCATCAACTACGGATACATATCAGGGAATACCCTATATAACTGTTTCCGTGGGCAACAAGACACAACTGCGGCCTCCCACACAAGTGGCGCTACGGTCTATCTGGCTCAAGTTCCTGCTATTACTGTCTGGCCCACTCCAGACTCTGCGCAACAGTACACGTTTGTTTACTGGAGACTGCGCCGTACACAAGACGCAGGTGGTGGCGTGAACGTGATGGATGTACCGTTCCGCTTTATTCCTTGCATGGCTGCTGGCCTGTCCTACTACATTGCGATGAAAGTGCCTGAAGGCGCTGCCCGCTTACCGATGCTTAAACAGCAGTACGATGAAGCTTGGCAGTTAGCGGCTGATGAAGATCGAGAAAAAGCAGCTATCCGTTTTGTGCCGCGCCAACAGTTTATTGGTGGAGGCACTTAATGGGTAATCGGTTTGCTTCTGGCAAATGGGCAATTGCACAGTGCGACCGTTGCGACCAGCGGTTCAAATTAAAAGTACTGCGTAAAGAAATCATCAAGACGAAGAACTACGACTTGTTGGTTTGCCCTGAGTGCTGGGACCCCGATCATCCACAACTGCAATTGGGTATGTACCCTGTTGACGACCCACAAGGTTTAAGGAATCCACGCCCTGACCGCAGCTATTATCAGTCTGGTTTGAGTGGGTTGCAAATTGAAAACATCAATAGCCCAGCAGTAAATGCTGATGGCTATCCAGAAGGCGGTAGCCGAGTGTTTCAATGGGGCTGGAACCCAGTTGGTGGGGCCAGATTTTTTGATACTGCTTTAACACCAAATGACTTGGTTTTATTGTCAGAAGTTGGTACAGTAACGATACAGATAGGAGCCTGAAAATGGACGCAAAGAAAGCACTAAAAGCACACATGGCTAAAGGCATGAAGGCCGCTCATCCCGATGCAGCGGTTAAGAACATGCGAGCTGGTGGCAAGACTAACAGCGACATGCTGAAGATGGGTCGCAACTTGGCTAAAGTTGCCAACCAAAAATCCCCCGGTCGTCGTGGAGGCTAATATGGCAACAACTAAAGTTTACCGTCAACCCAAGATTGTCCCTAACGTTGTTGTAGGTGAAGAATCCGCTAAGGAAACTATGCGCAAGGCGAACACGTCTGTAGCTAATACACGTAGCAATGACTATCCACCAACAAAAACTTCTGGCATCAAGATTCGTGGCACAGGTGCTGCGACTAAAGGCGTGATGGCCCGAGGCCCAATGGCATGAACTACACCGCACTCAGCAACGCTATTCAGGCGTATACGGAAAACACTGAAGCAAATTTTATTGCTCAGATACCCGTGTTCGTTCAGCAAGCTGAGCAGCGTATTTACAACACCGTTCAGTTCCCATCACTTCGCAAGAATGTAGTGGGCGATGTGTCATTGACGACACCGTATTTGTCTGCACCAGATGATTACTTAGCCACATATTCCTTGGCTGTGATTGATGCTACTGGCAACTACGAGTACCTGCTGAACAAGGATGTAAACTTCATTCGCCAAGCGTACCCAAAAGCAACCGACACAGGACTGCCAAAGTACTACGCTTTGTTTGGCCCAACAGTCTCAGGCGCTGCGATTTCAAACGAGCTGTCGTTCATTCTTGGTCCCAAGCCAGATGCAAACTACCAAGTTGAGTTGCACTATTACTACTATCCAGTGTCGATCACAGTCGCAGCCAGCGGCCAGACATGGTTGGGTGATAACTTTGACTCAGTGCTTTTGTACGGCTCGTTGGTTGAGGCTTACACCTATATGAAGGGTGAGCAGGATATTATGGCGTTTTACAACACCAAGTACCAAGAAGCACTAGCGTTGGCTAAACGTCTGGGCGATGGTATGGAGCGTCAGGATGCGTATCGTTCTGGTCAGTTTAGACAGGCGGTGACCTGATGGCAATCCA